ATTCAAGAATGGTTGAAAGAAAGAAATACGGGAAAAAGAAAGCAAGAAGAAGCCCACAATTTTCAAAAAGATAATATTATTATTTTATATTCCCTTGAAAATATTGTTTTTCAAGGGTTTTTATTTTGGAAAAGGTATAGAAAAGTATAGAACGGTATACCTACAATATACAAACAATATACAGGTAATATACAAAATTCTATATCTTTTCCACCGCTTTTCTTAACTCTTCAATATCCTTATGAGTATAAAATTTTTCAGTCGTTGTATAACTGTTATGACCAATTAATTTTTTTATTGAAGTCTTATTTGCTTCCGCATTACTTAAAAGAGTTGCGAAAGTATGACGTGTATCATGTGGCTTATGTTTCATTCCCAGCTGTTCCATTAAAGGCTCAAATTTTTCTCTGTAATAGTTGTTATACTTCATCTGTTCGCCCTTGGAATTTACTATAAGGTATTCATTTTCAGGATTCATTCTTTCTTTGATAAAATCTATTATCTTAGAATGAATGGGAACTATTCTGTCTTTCCCTGCTTCAGTTTTTAAACCACCTTTAACAATTCTGTTTTCTAAATCAACATCACTGTTTTTAATTTCCAGTAGTTCTCCTATTCTAAATCCTGTGTAAATCATGATTAAAATTGTATCTATCCATTCATGTTCTTTTACTAATTCCCATAATCTTTCAATTTCTTCAGATGTAAAAGGTCTTCTGTCATTTTCTTCAGTATTTTTCCCAATATCTATATATTTACTGTAGTCTTTTGAGACAATGTCATTTTTCATAGCATAGTTGTATAGCTGGTTGAATAGAACTTTTATTTTTCTTTTTGTTCCGTATTTGACATCAGGATTTAAAACAATTTCCTGTAAATGTGAAGCCTTTAAATCTACGAATTTTATAGAATGTAAAGGCTCGGACTTCTTAAAAGCTGCAATATATCCTAACTGTGCTGAATGCCCTACTGTCTCAAATTTTTCATTTTTCCATTTCTCATATACTTCTAAAAAAGTAATGCTCTGAATTTCTATATTATATGGATTTTCATTATAATGAACTAAATGATGTTCTGCCTCTTTCTTAGTAGCAAAAGTTCCTAAATATTTATAGATCTGTTTTCCGTTATTATCCCAGCCAGTAGTAACTCTAACGGCAAAAGGTTTTCTTCTTTTGCCGCCAAGTTTTATCACAGAACCATATCCATTAGGATTTCTCATTTTCATACTATTGCCCCTTATTTAAAAATTCATTGTAACTAATTCCCATATATTCTTCAGCTTTTTTAATAGGTATATGATATTTATATCTTGGTTTATTATTTGTAACTTTTGTGACTATTGCACTTCCTATGTTCAAAGTTCCACTTCTCAGTCCACTTTTTAAAGTTTTTTCATCAATCTGTAGAAATGTACTTGCTTCTTTAACACTTAGTACTGACTTCATTTTATCCTCCAGTTTTAATTATCTTTTTGTTTTCTGTTTTAAAATAAAATACTGTCATAGTATTCTATTTTTCTTTTTTCAAACCATCTGTCTTCTTCGTAATATTCCGCACTCTCAACCCACTCATTATAACATTTTTCACAGTAATAATGATTAAGTACTGGTATGAGGTAGCCTTTTAAAGCTCCCCCATTACAGTAATCACAAATTCCGTATCCTCCAAATTCCATAGTTTCAGCTCCAGTCATTTCATAAACTGTAAAACCTTTTTCATTTATAAATTTTCTAGCCATTATTCTTCCACCTTCTCAAATGGATTTCCTTCACTGTTTTTTCCAAATAATGATTTTTCCAAATCCTCTTCTTCCTCTACTACTTCGGCATCTTCTACATCTACACTTTTTGGTTGCTCCTGAGGAACATCTGAGATATTTGCTAAATCAATTCCACTCTCTTCAGCTTCATACATTCCTTCAAGCTCTTCAATAAATGCTTCTCTTAATGCTTGAGCCTTAGCTACTTTAGTTATCATTGTTATTGGTCTGTTCGACCAGTTAGTATTAGGAGTTCCGTCACTTTTAGTTTGTATATATTCATCAAGATTGACTTCAACTGTAACTGGATTTTCCCAGTCTTTTCTATATACTGTACACCATGCCCCTATAAGCTCTTCTTTGTCTTTCAGATAAATTGTGCTGTCTCTTTTAATGAGTTCTCCATCTGATTTTCTGAGAACGTATATACCTACTTTTTTCCCGTTGTACTCTTTATGCTTTATTGCTCTTTTTTCAAGAGCGTCTCTTGAAACAACCATTGTTGCAGGCTGATTTCCGTATTTGATTAAATATACTTCCTTTGTGAAAGGATTTAACTTTCTCGCCTTACATAGATGCATAAAATAAACTATTTCCTGTTCTGTAAGTTTATCAGATTGTCCATTTACAAGATAATTTTTAACTATTGAGGGACTAAGTTTTATTTCTTCATTTCCTACTGTAAAAACCATTAATTTATTATTTTTTTTGCTTTCTTCATTTGCTAATCTTCCCATTTTATTTCCTCCTATAATTCTATACTTTCTTTTAGTTCAAATTTTATATTATATTTATCTGATAATGCTTTCAGTTCTTTCAAAAAAGATAAAGGAGCATTCTCAAATCTTATCGTAGTATCAAAATACTTTTCATTCTCGGCATTCTTTTCAACTGAGGGTATATATTTGGCTTGGTTGACTTCTTTTTCTTTCTCTGTAGAGGAAATGTGAGTGTTTTTAGTCATTTCTTTTTTTACTTCCTCTTTCATTGTTTCTTCCTGTTTCCTGATCTGATAGAATTTAAGTCTCAATTTCTCAGATAGAACATGAAGTGGTTCTGTATAATATTGCTTAATATCTTCAAATTTAATCTTATAAGAAACTCCTTCATTTCCCTTTGCCAGTTCTGACTTTATAAAGTTATATCTTTCAAGTTCAGTTTCAATGTTTGCCCTTATCACTTTTTCGGCTTTATCCAAAGTGAAACTACTATTTGACAAATCTCCCTTCATTTCAGGAGTTTTTATAAACTCAAACAATTCTTCAGGAACATTCATGATTGCGAACAGTTCCATCTTTTTAGCTTCAGACAGTTTGAAATTTTTTTCTTTCGTCTCTTCATCAAATCTATCCAGTTCATTTTTTATGTTTCTGTAATTAGTTTCAAGTAATTTTTCAGCTGCTTTTGTTGAGTTTTCAAAGTTTTCAAGAGGTTTTTTAGCTTCTTTTATAGTTTCTTTTCTAGCTGATCCTATTGATTTTATTATCTTGTTTATATTTGCCCCTAATGTTTTCATTTCGGAAGCATTTTCTTTTGTGACAACTAAATTTCTTGTTTTTTCGTCAACGTATGAAACAAACTTATTAAAATCTTCTTCATTCCATTGTATTTTTAATGGTGTTTCAACTTTGCTGACAATAGTTAATTCATTCATTTTTCCTCCTTAAAATTCTAGTGTATATTCAATTTCAGGTTGTATTTTAGTTTCAACACATTCCCAAAATGTCTTTTCTTTTTCAATCAATGCTTGTGCATCGTCATTATCATATTCAATGACATATTCTTTTAACAATGTGTTTTCAAAATTTTCAATATAGGCAAATAGTACAAATTTTCTTATTCCAGTAACAATCATATAATGTAAGATTTGCAAGTAGTAATATATTGGTATATCCTCTTTCCATATCCCTAACCCTCTTACTGTTGCTGTCTTGATTTCTATGCCAATAACTTCATTCTCAGTATCAGCAATTCCATCAAGATTAGCTAACATAAAAGGGTATTCATTACTTTTATAAGTTACATTTGGCTTTTTAATTTTCCAATCAGGATGCCTTGCTCTTAAAATATTGAGTAAAGGTTCTTCCATCATATTTCCTTTTATGATAGCTTCTTTTTCGGAAAGGTCTTCAGATTCTTCAAGTCCTGTTTTTTCTCGCCAAAGCTTCCGGGAAGTTTTCCAAGGATTTTTACCAAAAATTATACTTGCATCACTTCCACCTATTCCACTTGCCCGGATATTATGCCATTCCCTTTCGTTATTATATTTTATTTCTGTATATTGCAGCATTACTCCTCCTATTTCTTTAAACTCCATTTTTCCTTTTTAGCTATTTTAAGTGTTTCTAATACTTCGGATTCGCTTATTTTACATCTGATAGCAAGTATTTTAATTTCGTAAGGTAAAAGGCAACTGTTTCTGAGATAAGCTATTGATAAGCTTAAATCATGCAGAGTTTCCAAAAATTTATCCTGTAAATTTTCTGTCATTTTCACCACCTACTCCCATGTTTTTCTATCAAATGCCTTGCCGAAGTAAAGACAAGTTAATGATATAGCCATTAAAATTATCGCTGTAAATATATTTCCTGATCCGCCTGTCGCAAAAAGCGATGCCATTCCTATTCCTGATAATGCTCTCCTTTTCTTCATTCTTCTTCCTCCCATTCTGCCAGTTCTTCCAACTCTCCAGATTCATTATTGCAATTTTCACACCAATAACCTCTGTCTGTAGTTTCATCAATACAATTTATTACTTCCTCGTATTTGTCCAGTTTACAATTATGATAATTTATCGTTTCCACGACTGTGATATTGTCTTTACTTCCACACTTTTTACATCTCCAACTCATATTTCCTCCTAAGCTATTTTTTTCATTCTTATTTCATATTCGAACTCTTCTTCCCATTCTTCCTGTTCTTCATATAGTTC